TTCAACCTTAAACAACGCAAACGCAGGTGTAGGTTTTGCATATACAACCTCACTGAAGATTAAGAACTTTGACGATTATCAGGCAAATTATTCTGATGACATCGCAGATTATGTTTTTGCTGCTAAGAATCCAGGTTCTTGGGCAAACAATCTTAAGATCTGCATGATTGATGACAAGGCAGATCAAACTCTCGGAATCACAACCACTGATCCTGCTGCTTCAGGTGCAGTTATTGGATATGGTGTCACAACTCCTTTAGTAAATGCTGTTATTCCTGGTGTCGGTTCAACGACAGGGTTCAATGGTTATATTAAAGGAATCATCACTGGTGTTTCTACCGCATCAACTACAGGAAATAGCACGATTGACATCAAGGTTATTTCCAGAGTTTCTTCAGCAACAACTGATGCTGGTACAGAATACCCAATTACTTATGCTCAGGGAAATGCTAATGCATCTTTCCAAGCATCTGACTCTATTGCATTCTTTAACAACTCTGGAATTTCCACAGGTAATGGATTAGTAACAACAGCAGCTTCGGTTGTTGACTGGTATGATTCACAGACCCTGAACCTCACAAACACGGTTATTTTCTGGAGTTCAATTGCACCAAAACCAATCAGCAATGGTTATGTTTTGGACAGACAGGGAAGAAACGATGCTCTGCACGTTGTAGTTGTAGATGACACTGGATCAGTAACTGGTATTCAAGGAAATCTCTTAGAGAAACATCTTAATCTGTCAAAAGCAAGTGATTCAGTTTCTGCAGTAAATGCTCCACAGAGAAACTTCTGGAAGGATTATATTGCATTGTTCTCATCTTATGTTTATGTTGGAGACAATCCTTCAACTGGAGATGATACTTATCATAACACAACTCCACTTGCAACTGGATTCTCTTCAGGTTACACTAAGGTAACACAAGGTGCTGGTGCTTGGAACCAACTTGCTCAAGGAGTAACTTTCAGTGCGTTAGGTAACGTAACTTATGCACTGAATGGTGGTGTTGATTATTCCGCAACAAATGGAATGACAGCAACACTTGGAGATTTATTCACTTCATATAATCTGTTCTCAAATAAAGATGAAATCGCAGTTGATTACCTGATCATGGGACCTGGACTTGGCAACAAGTTTGAGTCTCAGGCAAAAGCAAATCACCTGATTTCAATTGCAAATAACAGAAAAGATTGTATCGCAGTTGTTTCCCCACACAGAGCTGATCTGATTCAAGGAGATGGTGGTCCTATCACCAACACAGATACTCAAACAGATAACATCATTCAGTTCTTTTCTCCACTTTCATCTTCATCTTATGCAATCTTTGATAGTGGATATAAGTATACCTATGATAGATTCAATAACAAGTTCCGTTACATTCCTTGCAACCCAGATGTTGCTGGTCTGTGCGTAAGAACTTCAATCTTTGCTTATCCTTGGTTCTCACCTGCTGGTCAGCAAAGAGGAATTCTGAATAATGCAATCAAACTTGCATATAATCCAAACAAGGCGCAGAGAGATCAACTGTATCCAGTAAGAATTAACTCTATTGTTAATCAACCTGGAATCGGTATTCTCCTCTTCGGTGACAAAACTGCTCTCGGATATGCATCAGCATTCGACAGAATTAACGTCCGTCGTCTGTTCCTGACCGTTGAGCAAGCACTTCAGAAGTCGGCAGAAGCACAACTCTTTGAACTGAACGATCAAATTACGAGAGCAAACTTTGTTAACATTGTTGAACCTTATCTCCGTGACGTTCAATCTAAGAGAGGTCTTTATGGATTCCTGGTCATTTGCGATGAAACAAATAACACTCCTGACGTAATTGATAATAATGAATTTAGAGCTGATATCTTCCTGAAACCAGCTAAGTCCATTAACTACGTCACACTTACCTTCGTCGCAACCAGAACTGGTGTAAGCTTCGAAGAAGTTGCTGGTAGAGTTTGATTTTATATTATAAATTACTAAAGGAGGAACCTAAAAATGGCACAAATTCCAACTAGAGGCATCTCACAATTTAAATCAAAACTGATTGGTGGTGGTGCTCGTCCCAATCTGTTTGAAGTTGACGTTACCTTTCCAGCAGGAGTAGATCTTGGTGTTCAGGGTGACGGAACTGGGCAGTTTGACAAAGAGAACTTCCGTTTCCTTTGTAAGGCAGCTGCCCTGCCTGCATCAAACGTTGCTTCAATTGATGTTCCTTTCAGAGGTCGTACTCTGAAAGTTGCTGGAGATAGAACCTTTGATGTATGGACTGTAACCATCATCAACGACGAAAACTTCTCACACAGAAGAGCATTTGAAGCTTGGATGCAAAATGTTGCTCAGTATGGTGATCACTCAGGTCTGACCAACCCAACAGATTATATGGGTAATGCTATTGTTTACCAACTTGGCAGAAGCCCATCCAATCAACAGGGAAATAACACCACTGGGGAACCAGCAAATATTCTGGCACAATATCGTTTCATCGATATTTTCCCAACCGCAGTTTCAGCAATTGATCTTTCATATGATTCTTCAGATACCATTGAAGAATTTACTGTTGATTTCCAAGTCCAATACTACTTCCCTGAGGCTGCTGGAACTGGAGCTTAATAAATAGATCATAAGTAGATAAGATCTTTAATAATGGCAAAATTGTTTGGATTCTCTATTGAGGATAACGAACCACTATCACCAAGTACAGTCAGTCCTGTTCCTCCAAATAATGAGGATGGGACTGACCACTACTTGAGTAGTGGTTTTTTTGGTTCTTATGTTGATATTGAAGGTATTTACAGAACAGAGTTTGATCTCATTAAGAGATATCGTGAAATGGCACTTCACCCCGAGTGTGATAGTGCCATTGAAGATATTGT